CTACAAGACCCTATGGCTGGTGGATTTGCTGGACCACAAGCAGGTATGCCACCGCCTGAAGGAGCCATGCCGCCACCTGAAGCAATGATGGCAGGTGCGCCTGAAGGTGGTATGCCACCTATGATGCAGAAAGGTGGGTTTGTGTTATCAAAGGATCAGGATGCAGCTATCCTTGAAGAAGATAAACCTGCAACAGCAGAAGCAAAACGTACACAAGCTCAACAACCTGCAATGGTAACGCCAGAAGGTGAAAAGATTAAACAAGGTCTATCAGCCCCAATGGGTTACAAACATGGTGGAGAAATACACCAAGGTTTAGGGTTTGCACCAAAGGATATTACACCAGCTAACGTATCACAGATGAGACAAAATGCTGAAGATGCCACTAATATTCTTAAGGGTTACGAGAAATCTTTCCTTGGTAAACAACGTACAGATGAGCGTTTAACATGATGCCTTCAGATCAATTCATAGATTATCTCAAGTACGTTGAGAATGGCGGTAAAGTTGGTTGGGATGAAGATCAACAGCTTTGGTTCCCACACGCATCACCAGAGGGCGGTAACGACACAATAGCTTACGGTCATAAGCTGCGTGATGCTGAAGTGGAACAAGCTAACAAAGGGCTTACTGATGATGAAGTAGAAGAGCTACTCGTAGAAGATATAGAATATGCTACAGACGGCGCAAAAGCCATACTGTCTACACACTTTAACGAGGACTTTGACTCGCTATCACAAAACAGCCAAGAAATGCTTATTGACTTTGCCTACAACTTGGGAAGCTACGGACTAAAGAGTTTTCCTAAGTTTGTTGGAGCAATATGCAACAATGACACTGAGACAATGTGCGCTGAATACAAAAGATATTACACTGACGGATTCGGTGCAAAAAAAGAATTGAAACAACGTAATGAGGAATTTTACAGGTTGTTTCTAGCGTAGACGGCTACCTGCAATATTGCGGCCCCGTCTTATAACACACCTACCGATGGCAACCTGCACACAGTGCAGCCCCAATAGAAGGAGAGGTAACTATGGTTGAAGATAATACTTTAAACGAGGAGAACGAAACAGAACTAGAGCCTACCCCATATCAGAATGATTATAGGCGTAACTTAGAGGAACCTACGTTCAATGAAGAGGAAGAAGCAGAAATAGATGACCCCGTAGAGGCTACTCGTCAACAACTTGCTAAAACCGAAGGACTAGTCTCTAAGAAGAAAAGTGAAGAACAGACTCACGATTTCAAGAAGCGTTATGATGACTTGAAGCGTCATTATGACACTAAGTTGAACGAGTGGAAACAAGAGAAAGAACTGCTGCAAGCTAAATTCTCTGTAGAGGCAAAAAAACATGATATAAAAGAGTTGCCCAAGACTGAAGAAGAGTTGACAGAGTTCAAAGAAAAGTATCCAGACGTTTACGATGTCGTAGAGACTATTTCTACACTTCAAGCTAATGAACGAGTACGAGATATTGAGGATAAACTACATGATTTGCGTATTAAAGAGCAGGAAGCCATTGTGCAAACTGCAGAAAAACAACTCATGAATGTCCATCCTGATTTTGAAGTACTCAAGGAAAGTGATGTGTTCCTGAGTTGGCTTGACGAACAACCGCCTAGTATTTCTGACGGTATTTATAAGAATAATACTGACGTAAAATGGGCCGCTAGAGTTATTGATTTGTTTAAGGCTGACAATAACATTAAGACGCCTAAAACTCGTAACAAGTCTAAAGCAACCAAAAGATCACAATCTAACGCATCAAGGAATGATGCAGCACAAGCTGTAACAAGGACTAACGCTAAAATGTCCTTGGAGCAATTTCAGGATGATAAAAAGATTTGGTCTATTAGCGAAATATCACGACTCAAACCTTGGGAATATGAAAAAGTCGAGAAAGAAATCGACAAAGCAGTTCGTGAGGGAAGGGTTGTGGATTCCGTAGAGTAATACAGCAACAGTCTATGATATAAAAGGAGAATTATCATGGCTTTTACTACTGCTGCAGGGTATGGCAATCTACCGTCAGGTAATTTTGTACCCGTCATTTACTCCCAAAAAGTCCTCAAATTCTTTCGTCGTGCTTCGGTAGCGGAAGCTATTACCAACACCGACTACGCTGGAGAAATTGAGAACTTCGGGGATACCGTTAATATCATCAAAGAACCAACCATTACGGTTAACGCCTATCAGCGTGGTAGCACCGTAAACACTGAAGCTCTGGCAGATGACCAGATTCAGTTGGTGGTTGACCAAGGCAACTACTTTGCCTTTAAGGTCGATGATATTGAGGAACGTCATAGTCACCTAAACTTTGAGGCACTTGCTACTTCTTCAGGAGCATATACCCTCAAGAAAGCGTACGACTATAACGTACTCAAAAACATTGCTGACAATGCTGCGACTCCTTCAGGAACGCTAGCAACGCAAACAACCTCTGCTAACACTGGTGATGAAGTCGCCAACTTGGTAGCACAGGCTGCAGCGGAACTAGATAAGAACGATGTTCCAGAAGAAAATCGCTGGCTAGTAGCGGCTCCCGGCTTTTATGAAGTATTGCGTCAAGCGTCTTCAAAAGTCATGGATATGTCCGTAACTGGTGGTGGTTCTTCGCCCTTGCTAAACGGGAAGGTAACAGAGCAAAAACTTCACGGTTTTGATCTGTATCAGTCCAATGCAATCGGTGTAGGTACTACTGGTTCTGCAGCAACTTATGTCTTTAACGATTCCGCAACCTCTGGACACACTTTGATCCTGTTTGGTCATATGTCGGCAGTAGTTACTGCTTCTCATATCGCTAAAACGGAAGTCATTCGTGACCCGAATAGCTTTGCTGACATTGTACGTGGTCTTCACGTATTTGGACGTAAAGTTCTTCGTGGATCAGGCACTGGCTACAAAGGCGTATTCAAAGGCTTGATGGACTTGGATAGTGATTAAGGGAGGAATGAACAATGGCTACTTATAATCGTACTGTTACGGGCGGTGGCACAGTTGGACATCCTTCCAACTTAGCTAAGGCTTACGTTGTTACTTCTCCTGTTTGGGATACTGCTGATGGCGGTACTGGTGCGGATGTCATCCAACTGGTTGATGTTCCTGCTGATACGATGATCATTGGTGGATGTCTTGAAGTCTTAGAGGCAAGGGGTAATACTCAGATTACTTTGGACGTTGGCTTTACTGGCGGTGACGTTGACTGCTTTGTTGATGGCAATGTTCTGGCTGCTGGTTTCTGCCCATTTATCTCTTCGGCAGTTAGTGGTGCTATTGGCAATACAGCTAGTGGTTCTACTGTCTCTACAGGGGGTATTATCACTACGGCTGACACTATCGATGCTCTTATCATCGATGCTGGCTCCACTGGTGAAAGTGCGGCACGTTTCCGTATTCACGTTGTCATGGTTGACATCTCTGTTAACCCTGTTGAATCGGCTACGGTGTCTACTGGCACGTAATCTACGCCTACAGTTTCGTGGGGTATCTGCAAAAACCCCACACCTTCTTGTGTATTGTATTGTGTTGTAAAAGGAGATAGATATGTATTTTTTTAAAATACTCACTAAAGATGAAATTAAAGAGTGTACTAAGAAGCTAAAGAACTATCCTGCGTTTCAAGACGGTAAAGAGACACAACCCCACTCTGATATAAAGAGCAACGTAGAGTCTCTTAATATACCGGATGAAGTACGAAAGATCATCACCGATAAGCTGTACGACACGCATTTCATGGACTCAGTGTACAGTCCTAACAGAGTATCGGTAAACTTTTACAATCAGTACGTAGAAGATGATTACTACAATATTCACGTAGACGAGTTTAAAGCTAGACCTAAATCAAATAACACCTTCTTTGACTATGGTTTCAGCGTGAATTTACGAGATGATTATGAAGGTGGAGAATTTATTCTTCAAACACCTATGGGGCAAATAGCTAAAAGATTAGAAGCTGGAGAGATAGCTTTATTTCCGATTATATATCCTCACGGTGTAGGCAATGTGACAAAAGGTAAAAGACTTAACATTATCGGATGGATGTCTACCAACATTTCTTACGAGCAATCGTTTATACTGTATAATCTGTTTCAGGTAGGACAAGCAGTATCCTCTGATAACGGTGCATTTACTAAGGTTAATTTAGTTCAGAATTATCTGAAAAAAGAATGGAGTAAATAAATATGGCTACCCTCAGTCTTACAACACACTTC